GTGCCGATATTTCATACACATAAGCCCGAACTCCAGCGCTTAAAACTGAGCTATCGGCGCGGTTTAATTCAAACTCAAATCGCTGCAAATCACCCGCAGGGGCTGAAACAAATGAAACAGAATCCGTCACGTAAACAAGCTCCGACGATTCGCCGCAAAATCCAACTTTTGAAACCGCAAGTTTTGCGCCGCTCAACAAGTAAGGCGTTATGCCATTGAATACAAACGCAGTCTCACCCACGTAATCGTTACCTTGAACAACGATTAAATGGTCTGATTGTGTGCCATATTCAATTTGCATAACGATTCCCTTTTAAATGTCACCTTTTGGAGGCGTTACTTCACCCTTTGTATCCTTGCCCGCAGGCTTTTCTGCTTCCGCAATTTTTCGCGCGATTAAGCCTTTTGCCAAATCATTGTCCACGTTTTGCGTTTCACCAACTTTTAACAGTTTACCATCAATTAAAGTACTTTTAATGAATTTTAACAACATTTTAACTCCTTTTGTGCGGGCTACGCAAGCAGCCCGCATTTAAATTAAGCAACGAAGCCAGTACCGCCAATCACACCGTTACGATTGCCGGGTGCAACAATTCGTGAAGCGTCGCAAATCATCTCAAGCATTGACGGGTTTACGCTTACTTCTTCGTACCAATACATCGGCACGCGAGACTTGTACGCCCCCAAATGCTCAATTGGGCAAGTGCCGACTAAGCCGTTTGTGTCTGAGATAAGCGCAAAAAAGTCTTCTGGAATAAAGCGTTCATCATTTTGGCCGTCAATATTAAGAACAGCGTCATAAATCCAAACCTGCGTGCGGCCGCCCGGTAAATTACCGACATATTGAGCCTGTCGCGAATCGCCAAACTGAAAGTCATTTGTAAACGGTACGTTGATTCCAGTGTATGGCTTGACAAACAAATCATTAAAGTCGTTATGTTTAATCAATGCCTCCCAAACTGCGCTAGTTGTCAACGCAATGTTTGGGTAAGATTTGCCATGCAGGATTGACAGCTGAATCATTTGTTGAATGTCTTGAACTGGCTTGGCTGTTGGGTCGCTCCAAGGGATAGCTGGCGAGAATGAGCAGTTCGCATCGCGCTTATAATCAACCAATACCTCTGGGTGTTTTGACGAAACATAAGTGGTTTTGCCATTAATTAAAAGGTCTCGGCACATCAAAATTTCACGATTTTTAAGTGAATCCTCAATGAAACGAACAGCTTCGACTTGAGAAATACGCAGCTCGTCTTGAGGCGTTAACTGGCCAAAAGAACCCCCGCCAATCAAGCCAGCCTGCAACAACGACTGAACAACGGCTTCATCATGCACGGTGCATGGTGTAATTGTTCGTGATGGTTTTAAATATGCTGCCGGCACATATTCAACGTTGCCGTTGGCGCTATAATCAATCGGCTGCGCCTCGTTACAAGGTGCAACGAATGGTGCAACAGCATTGCCGATTCGCATGTCTGCAATAGCCACATTAGAGGTGCTAAACGAAGGACGGCGTGGGAAAAACGTATCCATCAACCAAGTGTCGACTGGGTCGCTAGTGTTTTGAAACAGCATGGCTTCTTCAAGCGTTAACAGTTCCATCGGTACGTTGCTAAAGTTTACTGTTCTCATTACACGTCACTCCCTAAGATTTCAAATTTAATGTTTTTGGTGGCCGTTGATGCCATAAGCGCCGGGTAATCAGCCGCTAAAACTGCAACACCGTTCAATTTAACCGCCGCGATATTTATCTCACCGCCTTTAATCACGTTTAAGCCAACGCTCGCAGCAATTGCCGCAGCGCTTTGCTGTGCAGTGATATTCATGTGCGAGATATAAGCCCAATCAGTTAACGATGTTGCCAAAGTAACTGTGTTGGTGGCAGGGTCAAGTTTTAACAAGTCACCAACAACGCATGTGAATGTTGCGGCGATTGCAACTTGAGTGTCTTCACGATTTTTAACGCCAGTCCAAAATGTTTCAGATTGGTGCGTAAAGGTCAAGGTAGTATCATTACAGCATAAACTCATTATTTTACCCCTTTGTTTTTAAGAGCATTTACAGCGGCTTGTACGCGGCTGTCAATTCCAGTTTTATTTTCAGTTTGAACAACATCTTGAGAGGCCTGAACGCCTGCGCCAATTTCAATACCCGCAGCCATGCCTACGGATGCGCTTGCGGCCGGTACTGATAGCAAAATTCCTGCGCACGCCTCGGCAGATAAATCTGTGGTGGTTGCAAGTTTCAAAGCGGTTTCACTTCGGCCTTTTGCAGCATCGCTGCCTAAAATCGCAGAAATACGCTCACGCTCTGCACTTGCGCCTGCATTCATTGCTTGAGCCACCGCAGCGCTCAAGTGTTCTTGTGTAACCCCAGCCTGCGCTTGGGTTGCTTCATGTTCTGTCATTTTGACATCTCCACGTTTACCAGCCATGCTGGTTTTACTTAAAAAGCTATCAAATGAATCAATAGCCGCTTCAAAAGACATAACGCCGTCGGCTAAACCAACGTCAACAGCGTTTTTGCCCCTGTACACTCGCGCTTCTGTGTCCATTACATCTTGAACACTCATGCGCCTGTTTTTTGCTACGGTTTGCGCAAACAATTCTCGCAAACCGTCAATTTCTTGTTGAATATCGGCCAAAACTTCGGCAGGCAATGCGCCGTATGGATTCCCATCAACCTTGTGCGCGCCAGCGTGAATAAGAGTGACTTTAAAGCCAGCATCATCCATAGCCTTGGATAAATCGCGGTGTGCAGTAAGTACACCAATCGAGCCAACCTCTGATGTTTCTGTCAAAAAAACCTTGTCCGCACTTGATGCAATCCAATACGCGGCACTTGCCGCCATTTCGTTAGAATGCGCCCAAATTGGTTTAATTGCCTTGGCCGCAACGATTTTATCAGATAGCGCCTGAACGCCTGAAACCTCGCCGCCGCCGCTGTCAATGTCAAACATAATACCGCGCACCGAACTGTTTGCAATCGCATCGTCAATCTGTGCCGCAATCCCATCGTACCCAGTCATTCCAGAATTTGAGCCAATATAACCGCTTTTATGCATCAAAGTACCATCAACTGGGATGATAGCAATACCATTATTCACAGAATAGCTCTTGCGCACCCGCGTTTCATAAGTGCCAATATCCGACTTGATTTTTTGCGCGCTGTGTTCTTTACCTGTCGCGTCAACAATCGAGCCAAGGTTTAAACGGTTTGATAAATAACCCAAAAGCGGCAAACCAACACTTGGGTCAAGCAATAATGGGCGGTTAAATGCGCGCCCTGCAATTCGTTCTAAATTCATTCTGTAGTCTCATCCTCAAGTGATTCGTCAACAATTGAGACAGATTTAAACGTCAAGCCAAGCTCAAGCATCAAATCCTGCTCGGTTTTTCTTTGTCGTAAAATCTCTTCCCAATCCTTGCCCTCTTCCGCGCAAGCCTGTTGCAGGGTTGTTGTGCCATTTGACAGCGCGATTGTCATTGCTTTTTGGTGCTTAACTTCATCAATAATCACGCGCCCAGAGCCAAGCCATTCGCAATTTGCAATTTTAGACTTATTGGCAAAGTACTGCGTAACGTCCATGCGCGGCGGCAATGGTAAAAGACCGCGCGTCATTGCTTCATCAAGCCACAACCTAAACATAATCGTTGCCAATTTTGAGGCTTTACCCTCTTTTAATGACTTAATTTGATTGTCCGCAATATTCATAGAAACGCGAGCGGATGAATATGTCGTTCTCGAATAATCGCCGGTGTACTCTTCGTATGAAGTGCCAATCCCTCGCGCCATGTGCTGGTGCATGCCTAACTTAAACTCGTTTGAGTTACTGTTCGGGTGGTTTGGGCTAAGTAGTTGCAATTCCTCGTTTGGAAACAACTGCGGCACTTTCATTCCGTCATACTTCAATGCGCTTGATGTATTGAACGCCTGGCGCGCTGATTGATATTGATACATAACGGTTGCTTCTGCATCATCGCCCTGCAACGCGTCAAGAGCGCCAGCACCAAGGTCTGATTTAAGAACCATTGCATACGTCGCAGCGTTTATTGAAGCCTCAAGCTCGGCATCCTCATACCTGTCCAGCATTTTAAGCTTCTGAATAACGCTTGCCATGGGCGAAAATCCGCGCGTTTGGTTTGGACGGTCACGCTCAAAGATGTGGATGAAGTTCATCCAGCCAAAATCATTGTATTTTGGCTGGTATGTGAACGAATCATCAAAGCTACCGTTTGAGCCAAACAAGCCGTTTACGTCGCGGCGGTGGCGCGTTCGGACATAGTAACCAACCGCTTCACCGTATGAATCCATTTTAACGCCCGCGCGCGTGTTTTGTTCGTTTGCGTACTTTTGAGGCGTTTCAATTCGCTCGGGTTCAACGCTCAAAAAACATGTGCCGAAAGGCGTTTTATCTGTGCGTTTCCATTCACGGCTCAGAAAGTACTCGCCATAAATCGCGTTTGAGCCTACGCACTCTCTGATTATTTGTGTAAACGTCATTTGACGTCGAGCATCAACAAAACACTCGGGGTCATTTGCCCACGATTCCCAAGCCTGTTCAATCGTTCGCACCCATTCATCAACTTCGCCAATTTGATAGCCAAGTGAAACAGTCATCGGGCGCAATTGCAATCTAAAATTTGAGCCAACAACTCGATTTTTAACGCTCTCAATCGAACCTTTTATGTAACCGTTATTGCGTGCCAAATCAAGCGCGCGAGCTTCAACCGCTTCTTTGTCGCGCAAAGTATCAGCATCCGCACTTTGTAACACAGGATTCCAGCAAGAAAGTTCACGACTTACGCGCGAACCTGAGTTGTACTGTCCGCCCGATACAGAACCCCAGTGCATTGCGTAGTCGCGGCGTTTTTGTTCTTTATTATTATCCACAGTTTTATTATCCACAGTTTACACCCCTGCAATTTCCAAAAACTGCGGTCAATGCGCGTCTGCGACCGCCAACAACGCTGGCACTCGTTGCATTGCCGCATTGTTGGTGCAAAGATGCAATTGTCGACTTTAACTGTGCCAAATTTGATGCGCTGTATTTTGTCTTATGGTCGCGGTACTCAATTTCGACTTCTTGCACGCCGCCAAGCAGTCGGTAGTAAGCATCTGTCAAGAATGCAAGCAGTTGGGCGCAGCTAGGCGCAGCGCTGGTTGATTCCTGCGCTGGCAAAAACTCAAAAAGTGAATTTTCACATGCCATTCGATTTAGCCCCTAGTTCACCCCAAGGATTGGAGCGCTCAATATTCTTTTTCACAATTTCATTATCTTTTTTTGGCATAAAGTCAGATTCGGGTTTAATACCCTCCAAAGAATCCCACTTAGCCCTGCTAAATTTATCAGCACCCAAAATGAAAGCCATTGCAACGCATCCAACAAAACAATCGAGCGCCTCGTTTCGGTCGTTTACCTTTATCCACCGACGCTGCTTATAACCGCGAACGTTTTGAATTTGCAAACGCTCTGCACTCAACTGCTCAAAGTAATCATCAGACATTCCATCAGGAAAGTGCGCCCTACCAACTTTGTCATTCGATAGCGTGAATCTATCATAAACCCAAACCTTTGCAATGTCAACACCCAATGCATGCATT